GATTCTGCGCCAGGAACGTCTGATTGGACAACCCAAGAAAGTCGGGGAACAGCTGATGAAATGCACGTTGTTGTATATGATACAACAGGTAAGATTTCTGGTTTCGCAGAACCCGTTGCTGGTCAACGGACACTTGCAGTTTTGGAAACATATTCAGCAATGTCCAAGAACCCAAATGCAAAAAATGCACAGGGTGGAACAAATTACTATGCTGAAATAATTTATGTTCAGTCAGCTTTCATTTACTGGATGGATCATCTTGGAGCCGGTACTAACTGGGGAACAGACCTTGATGCATCAAATGCGGTTATCTTAAACGGAACCGATTCAACTGGATCAAACGAAGGTGACAATGTTATTGATGAAACAGATGGAGACAACATTATTTTGAACACAGATGCTGGTTCATTTACAGCGGTGAATTCACCAACATATGACACTCTTACAGGTGGAACAGACGATTATGCTGTGACAGCTGGGGAAAAGAGAACTGCTTATGATCTCTTTGCAAATGTTGAACTTCATGACATTAACTTTATTCTTGGTGGACCTTCTGTTACAATAACAGGAAGTTCCTTTGGTTCGCCTGGTGATGAGTTTGATACTCATGGTACAATGCTCACCGATCTTGCAGAACTTCGCAAAGACCTCGTAGCATTTGTTTCCCCTGCTCGTCAGGCGGTGGTGAACGTTCAAAGTTCAAACACACAAACAACAAATGTTAAAAATTGTTTTGACACTCTACCGTCATCCTCTTATGTGGTTTATGACAGTGGTTACAAATACATGTATGACAAGTATAATGATGTATTCCGTTATGTACCGCTCAATGGTGACATTGCTGGTCTTTGTGCAAACACAGACAGAGTTGCTGACCCGTGGTTCTCGCCGGGTGGTTATAACCGTGGTAACATTCGTGGTGCAATTAAACTTGCATACAATCCACAACAGGCAGAAAGAGATATTCTCTACAAGGCTCGGATCAACCCAGTAGTTGACTTCCCAGGCCAAGGTGTGGTTCTCTTTGGAGATAAAACTGCTCTTGCCAAACCTAGTGCATTTGACCGCATTAACGTGCGTAGATTGTTCTTGGTTCTGGAAAAAGCAATTGCCACAGCTGCTAAGTTCCAACTCTTTGAGTTCAACGATGAGTTTACACGGGCCCAGTTCCGTAACTTGGTTGAACCCTTCTTGCGGGATGTGCAGGGTCGTAGAGGTATTACTGATTTCCAAGTTGTTGCTGATGGCACAAACAACACAGGCGAAGTCATTGACCGAAACGAGTTTATTGCAGATATCTATATTAAACCAGCACGATCAATCAACTTCATTACACTTAACTTTGTTGCGGTTCGCACAGGTGTTGAGTTCTCTGAAGTTGTTGGCAAATTTTAGGAGGTAACGTAAAATGGTTGGAACAATAGACGAATTTAGAGCCCAACTAATTGGTGGCGGTGCCAGAGCCAACCAATTTAAAGTTGAGATCAATAATCCTAGAAATGCTGGGGCGATCAATATCAATTTAAGGCAGGCAGCATTTCTGTGTAGTGCAACAACTCTACCAGCAATGTCAGTTGAAGAAATTGAAGTTCCTTTCCGTGGAAGAACTATTCGGATTGCGGGCGACAGAGATTTCGCTGATCCTTGGGAAGTTACATTTCTTAATGATACAGACTTCTCAATTCGTAATTCTATGGAAAGGTGGAATAATGCAATTAACGATTTGGCCACAGGCCGAGGAGTTAATAACACATTAGACTACTGTGCTGATTTAACAGTATCCCAACTTGATAGGGATGATAGAGTTATTAAGGTGTACAAGTTTGTCAATGCATGGCCACAGGCTATTGCAGCGATTGATTTGTCATCTGCATCTGCAACCGAAATTGAAAGTTTTGCCGTTACATTTAGGTATCAGCATTTCCTCGCTAGTGACGTTAACGATGGTGGCGAATTTGCGATTGAATAGGAATAAATTGACTTTATAAACCTACTAAATAAAGGAGTAGGGAGATATTATGGCTGAACTTTTCGGATTTTCAATTAATCGTTCTAAGAAGGATACGGGTGGTGAGCAAGTTTTCACCACCCCAACTCCTGATGACGGCGCTATAGACGTTGCCGGAGGTGGTTTCTTTGGCCAAATTTTAGATACGGATGGGCGAGAGAAAACAGAACTTGACCTTATTCGTAGGTATAGAGATATTGCACAACAACCAGAGTGTGATAGCGCAATTGAAGATATCATTAATGAAGCAATTACTGCTGATCAAGTTTCCCAATCAGTTACGTTGAGAACTGATAGACTACCTTATTCAGAAAAAATTAAAAGAGAAATGAGAAAAGAGTTTAATAAGATATTGTCTCTTTTAGAATTTGATGCAAAAGGTCATGACATACTCCGGCGTTGGTATGTTGATGGCCGTATCTTTTTTCATAAGGTAATCGACACTAAAAATCCTAGAAAGGGTATTGTTGATTTAAGGTACATTGACTGTACTAAAATTAAGAAGGCTCGACAAGTTAAGAAAGATAAAGACGCTAAAACTGGCGTGGATATGATTACGAAAATTGATGAGTATTATATCTACAATGAAAAAGGTCTTTTCTCTGCTGGATACGGTGGAGCAAATCAAGGATTGAAAATTGCTGCTGACGCAATAGCATATTGTCCTTCTGGCGTAATTGACCAGAACGGTGGTAAGGTTCTGTCGTATTTACATAAAGCAATCAAACCTGTTAATCAATTAAGGATGATTGAGGATGCGTTAGTTATCTATCGTATTTCAAGGGCACCAGAACGTAGGATTTTTTACATTGACGTTGGTAATTTGCCCAAGGTAAAGGCTGAACAATATCTAAAAGATGTTATGAACCGATACCGCAATAAATTAGTTTATGATGCTAGCACTGGAGAAATCCGTGATGACCGTAACCATATGTCAATGCTGGAAGATTTTTGGCTACCTCGCCGTGAAGGTGGACGAGGAACAGAGATTACTACTCTGGCTGGTGGTTCAAATTTAGGAGAGATTGACGATATTGAGTATTTCAGACAGAAATTATATCGCTCTCTTAACGTTCCTATCTCAAGACTTGAAGCAGAAAATTCCTTTAGTCTTGGACGGGCAAATGAAATTACACGGGATGAATTGAAGTTTACTAAGTTCATTCAAAAAATTAGAAAGAAATTTACACCTCTCTTCACTGACCTTTTGAAGACGCAACTTTTATTGAAGGGTATTATCTCATTAGAAGATTGGGATAATATGAAAGAGCATATCCAATATGACTTCTTGAAAGATGGTCATTTTGCAGAGTTGAAAGAAGCAGAGCTTCTTAATGATCGTATTCAAACACTCGATTCAATTCAGTCATATATCGGAACATTCTTCAGTAAGGAATATGTTCTCAAGCATGTATTACGAATGAATGATACAGAGGTTGATGAGATGAGAGATCAAATTGCCCGTGAAAGGGAAATGGACCCGATGGATGGTGGTATTGTTGTTCCAGTTGGTGGCGATGGTGTTACTCGTTATCCAGAAGTTGGTGGAGCGCCTATTCCTGCTGATGATTATGATAAGTTCTCAGGTGAAGAAGACCCAGAGGATGAGTTGAAGAAAGCGCAAGCTGCACAAGCAAAAGCAGATGCAGGGTTAAAAGATGCTGATGCAGCTCAAAAGAAAAACGGAAATGGAGATAAATAATGAGTAGAGAAATTGTAGACGCATTATCAAATGGCGATAATCTTGAAGCAGAGAATAACTTTAATCAATCATTGTCGCAAAAAGTTGGTGATGCATTAGAGTCTCGTAGAAAAGAAATTGCAACCACATTTGTCAAAACAATGAGTGGGGAAAATGAAGAGAATTGAGGAAATATATGAATCTACAGTTGTAGAAAAGGATGAACATAGGAAATCCAAATTGTATAAAAAGCTTTCTCCTAAGTTAAAGGACGCTGTGGATGATATTTTTAAACAAATGGACGCTAAACCTTCAGATTTCCTAAATACTTTCGAGAAAACTATTTCTGATATCTCAAAGAAATATAGAGTTCCAGAGAAGGAACTCATGAGATATTTTGAAAAAGAAATGTTATCAATATAGGAGTTAGAGGATGGCAGTCGCAACCAGAACATTAAAAGATACGGTAGTAAATGCTGCTGGAGCTGGTGGTAAAGTTACCATTTTGGTTAATTGGGAC